CTGGGATGACTCGCCGCTACGACGTAGGCTGTTGGACTTTGGTAACGTTCTACAGCTCGGGCCTGTGCCTGACGGCAGAGTGGATTTGGGTGGACGGGACGGAATTTCAAAGTTTTTTCGGGAGTAAAGGTGTCGCTTTTCGTTAGCGGCATATTTGAGGTTAGAGACATCGAAGATGGAGCGTCCGGGGAAGCGGGCCAAGTCTGCCGGCCCGTCTGTGAAGAGCGGCAAGAGATACCATTCCAAGGCGAAGGCCAATTCCAATTACAACAAGGCGATGAACAAAGCGCGCTCGACTAAGTTGAGTGCGGCTCGCTTCGTTGCGAACGCCGCCACTGCGGGGTTCCTCGGGATTGAGAAAAAGTTTCTCGACACTACCAAGGCGCCCACGACCATCGTCGCTGCGGCGGCTTTGACTACGTCTATGTACGATCCTACCGCCGGTTGCCTGTCGTGTCCTGCTCAGGGAGACACCGAGCAGAGCCGCGACGGCAAGCGCATCGTCATCGATTCTCTGATCATCAAAGGCTTTGTGGACAATGCCGCGTCCGCCTCTACCGCCGTGGAGGTGGCCAGCAAGATTTTTGTCGCGATTGTGCTCGACACGCAGACAAATGTCGCGCAGATGACGGGCGAAGGGTGCTTCAAGAGCCTCGGAGCCGTCGATTCGCTGAATGCCAACCCGATGAAGAATCTTCTCTCCGGAAATCGGTTTCGGATTTTGAAGAGCCAGGTCTTTGACCTGACTCCCAATGGTTCTTTCGCTGCCGCAGCAAATTACGCGTCGAACCAGGTTCGTCGCGACTTTGACTGGTATATCCCGTTCAAGGGGGGATTGCCCGTGAACCTCAACGCCGGCACGACCTCCGACGTCGCGAATGTCATCGACAATTCGCTCCACGTCGTCGCGTTCGCAACGCAGGCGGGTTGTGCCATTGCCTACAATGCTCGCATTCGTTTTCAGGGCTAAATTTAACAAAAATACAAAAATACGGGGAAACCCGAAAAAATTTTTGTTCAGAGGTGCATGTTTGCTCATGTCCGTGTACCCTCCGTTGCTCGCGGTAAGCGGGCTCGCCTCCCTGTGCTGCCTACTTCCTATGATGATGATGCTATGCTGCTGTCGTCTGACAGCCAGATCCCCCGTTCTCTCGCGCTGGTTCCGGAGAGGGAGTTGAAATACTTTGACAAGTACGTCGATACGTTTTCTGTAGCTAGTCCTGGTACATGGACTGGGTGCAATCCTTGGAATGGACCCACGTCCGGTACGTTATCTTCTCCCGTGGTCGGAGACCGAGCTATCGACCGCAAAGGTCGTGCGATTTTGATGAAATCGTTGCATATATCTGGCTTGCTGGCGATGCAGCCTGAGGCTACTAAGTTTAGTCAGCCCATCCCTCAATTTGTTGCTCTAGCTGTTATACTTGATACTCAATGTAACGGCGCGGTTGTCTCCGGTGATACGGTGTTTACCCAGTACGGCGGTGATTTGTCCACTTGTTTTCCCCCAACCCGCAACATGGAAACGAATACTCGGTTTCAAGTGCTACGTTCTGAAATGCTGAAAATGGGACCTAATGCTTTTACTATTGATGCTACGGCGGTCCCGCCGGAGTTTTCTTGGTCCGGAGACCAAGCTTGCTTTGACTGGTTTATTCCATTAGATTTTGTTGTTAACTTTAATGCCGGTACTACCGACAGTTATGCCAGTGTTATCGACAATGTTCTATACTTTTATGCTGTTTCTACTGGCGGGTCACTGATCGAGGCCACTTGGAAGTCCCGCCTTCGATTCTTTGATTTGTTCAACTAGTTGCACCAGGCCCGCCCGGCGAGGGCGCCCCGCCGGCGAGGCGAAAAATTTGAATATTCAAATATTCAAATCACGCGCCAAAAATAAATAAAAAAATAATGTCCGATTCTGGGCGAAAAATATATGGCTCGGCCAGGAAGCTACTGTTTTGGCAGTGTGCCCAAAAGTAAGTTTCTTATCGCTTGTTCCTAGATGATCAAGGCCCGGGAACTCGACACCAACATTGAAACCGCATGCGGGTTCAACCCCATGGCGCCATGGGTTGGCCCTCCGGAAGAAAATTTCGAGATGGAGGGGGAGGACTTTCACGAGCACCAGAGCTTCGAGGCCTCGGTGGGCGAAGTCCACGAGGCCGAGGAAGAGCCTCACCAAGATTCTGACCCCGAGCCGTGGGTTCCCACGGAGGCTGAAAAGGATGCCGCGTCCCGTCTTCGGGAGATGACGAAGTCCTCTTCCGCGAAGAGTCTCAAGCGACCCCGGTCGCCGCGCCCGTCGCTGGACGTCGACGACGACGTCCCCGATCTGGCTGAGATCTTCGACAACTACGACACGCCGCATCCTCTCCGGATCTCCATCTGCCGGGCCTATGCTTCGTACCTCGCCGCCATGCAGCCCAAGAAACCGCGGGCTGCTCGCAAGAGATAAAAAAAACCCGTTTAAAAAGAGCGCCAAATTCAAAAAATTCAAAAAGCGCGCCAAAACACATGCGGACCATATTGTAAAATTTCCGACGTAGCCGACCCGCCCCCGGGGGGTGGGTCTAGGCGTTCCTTGGGGCCCCGCAACCAATAAGATTAGCTGCCCCGCCACCAGACGCATGTATCAGCGCGCAACGCGGCAAGAGGCTCCGCCCGAGGGAGGCCGTCCGCTAAAGCGGACGGCCGATACGCCCCTGGTAAGGGGCCAAGCTTGTACAAGCTTAAGAAGTGACCGCCTATATTACCGGTCACTTCTGGTTATTACTTCTGGTTTTTCTGAGTTGTGGAGGGTTTAGTCGTCTCTAGCAAAAGCTGACCAAGGACGCGTTCACAGGGAGGCTTTTGCGTTTGGCGAGTTTGGAAGCCATGTCGACGCAGGCCCGTAACTACGTGTTCACCATCAACTTCGGCGACGACGAAGTCACTCAGCTCCTCGTCGAGGAGTTTCCAGAGTGGCTGACATACGTCGTATGGCAGCAGGAGCTAGGCCACGAGAATCTAGTCTCGCACTATCAAGGTTACCTCGAGTGCTCTGGCAAGAAGAGTATGAAGCAGGTTCACGCGGTGCCGGGCTTTGAGCGTGCAGCGCTCATGGTCCGGCGGGGCACTGGCCCCCAAGCCATTCAGTATTCCACTAAAGTCGACACAAGGGTCGACGGCCCCTGGTACCACGGGGAGCCCAAGGAGCAGGGCAAGCGGAACGACTTGTCCGCGGTGAAACGCGCCATCGACAATGGCGCGGCTGACACTGTTCTATGGGATGACCATTTCTCGTCTATGACGCGTTACCACAAAGCGTTTTCTACGTACAAGCGCGTGAAGGCCCCCAAACGCGATTGGATCACCCACTTTCTGGTCGTTATTGGTCCCTCCGGTTGCGGTAAGACTCAGTATGCTAAGGAGTTCTTTAGCGGTGCTTATTGGAAGACAAATTCCAAGTGGTGGGATGATTACGACGGCCAGGAGTATGTCGTCTGGGACGAGTTTCAAGGGCAGTATCCATTTAGAGATTTGCTCCGCATACTCGACAGCTCTCCACTAACAGTGGAGAGTAAGGGGTCTCATGTCAACTTCGTGGCCAAGTGGGTCGTATTTACTAGCAATTATCACCCGAGAGATTGGTATGACCCTCTTTCGATCAAGGTTGACTGGGATGACTCGCCGCTACGACGTAGGCTGTTGGACTTTGGTAACGTTCTACAGCTCGGGCCTGTGCCTGACGGCAGAGTGGATTTGGGTGGACGGGACGGAATTTCAAAGTTTTTTCGG